GAGAAAAATAGCCCCCTATAAGGCGGCTACTTTGACCAAACAATTATTTCCTATGACAAACAATTGAGTCACAAAGATAATTGAAGATTTATTTTTTTTATTCAATGTGAAAAACTATTATTGAAGACCAAACAAAAACGATATGACAAAACAAACTTTGCCAACTCTGGCAGACCTCACGCAAGATATTGAACTTGCCTACAAGAATGACCAATTCAATCTATTATTAAACCAAGAACCGCCTAAACAATGGGTTAAACAACACCCTTACATCAAAGGCCACAATTACCTTCCTATTGATAAAGTCGAGTATCTTTTAAGACGTATCTTTAAAACCTACAAAGTACAGATAACAGGTCAAGGCAGTTCATTTAATGGAGTTTGGGTTACAATTCGATTATCTGTAAACAATCCTACTAATGGCGAATTGATGGAAATGGACGGAATCGGTGCGGTACAACTACAAACAAAACAAGGCACGTCACCTGCTGACCTTCAAAACATAAACAACGGTGCTTTAAGTATGGCGTATCCTTTAGCAAAGACTTTAGCTATCAAAGATGCGGCCGATGGATTAGGAAAGATATTCGGTGCGGATTTAAACCGAAAAGATGTACTTCCTTTTACTCCTGATGAGCAGTTATTTTTAAGGTCAAACGCAGATAAACTAAAAGCAAATGATTAAAAGATTCGTTTTAGATACCCGCGAAACGTGGAAAGACTTTCGCAAGGGGTTGATTACTGCAAGCCAAATAAACCGCATAGCAGCAGACGGCAAGGGCGGCAATATTTCTCAAGGTGCGGAAACTTACGTCTATGAACTTATCGAAGCAATCGAAGCTGAGGAAACACCTGACTTTTATTCTAATGCAATGGAATGGGGCAACGAACAAGAACCACAGGCGGTATTAAGATTTTGTCAAGAAATGGGATTGGATGTAAATTCTGACGATGTTATCTATACAAGTATTGGCGGGTTTATTTTCTTTACTTATAAAGATATTGCGGGCGGTACTCCTGACATTATTTTACCTAAGATGAAGGCAAGTGTAGAAATCAAATGCCCTGACAGCAAAACGCATTTAAAGTATAAACTAACCTTGACCGCTGAAAACTTTCAAAAGGAATTACCTAAGTATTACGACCAGATGCAATTCAATACTTTCCTTACCAATTCTGAAAAGGCTTATTTTGTATCATTTGACCCACGAGTAAAAAAAGAAAAGCATCAATATTTTTGCTTAGAGATTCCAAGAGATGAAGCACGAATAGAACACCTACTTAACAAAATCGAACTAACTAACAATTTTAAACAAGAACTTTTAAAACAATTAAACAATGATAGTAATTAGCTTATGCGCTGAGGATTTAAGACCTCACATGAAAAAGAACGAAAAGAACGGTAAACACTATGTTTCAGTAGTAGTAGATGAACGTAAAGAAACGGACAAATTCGGCAACACTCACGCAGTTTATATTTCTCAAAGCAAAGAAGAAAGAACCGCAAAGACTCCTAAGCAGTATGTAGGCAACGGCAAAGAGTTTAAATTCAATTTAAGTTCACCAACGCCTGAAACAACAACTAAGCCGCAAAGTAATTCGAATGATGCAAGCGATTTCATACCCTTCTAAATGCACAAAATAAAAATCATTGGTTCAAGGTGCGAGTTAATTGCACCTGACCAAACAAAACAAAAGTTTAGCGAATTATACGAGTTAGTTCGATACGCAAAAAATCACAAGATTAAGATTGAAAACAAAAACGAACTGCCGCAATTCTATGCGGAAATGTTGAAGTAAAGTTGTTATAGCCAGTGCATCACAAATCAATTATCAAAATGAGAAATCAATGTAAATGTAAATTACCTTATGTCGACAACGGTACAGACACTTGTACTCAATGTAATAATCAACAAGTGAGATTTTTACCTATTATAAACGAGAAGCCGATTTCGGTTAAAAGAGATTTTAATGGGTCTGAATATAAACCGAATGATATAGTAGAGGTGATTGGCAAGTCTTATTGTTGTCTGGTTGAAATAGTAAACTATATACCAAATGGTTGGTATGGTGTTCAATTACCTAATGGTGGTTTTCACGAAACTCAAATACTTGGTGATGTCGTTTCTTAGCATTGGCTATAACGTTAAGGTGCTTTGCGATGTGGCGGATTAGTAGCACTAACTGTCAGTATAGCACTAAAGCCAAATAGAATTACTGCGGTTGATTTTAGCACGCCAACCGCCATAACGCAAAACACGTGTTATGCCCAGTGCTTATTGTCGAATAATTTTAAAACAGAAAAATGAAAGTATTTGTAGCAGATTCAAGACCGAAAGGTTATATAAACGAAAAAGATTACCATTGGTGTGATGATAATGACTTGCTAATGTTTGGTCAATTTCAATTAGGAAATGGAAACCCATCCGAAGTAGCAATGTGTGGAATACAAAGCCGAAAATTCACAACCCATATTTTAGTAAAGGATTTAAAAATTGATAAGGATTTTTATAAGGAAATAATTACCGAAAGTGTGGAAGGGGCAATGGGTTGTACTATTGATAGAAAAGGTGATTATGAAATTGAGATGGGTTTCTCACATCATTTCAATATTAACGACATTATGAACGAACTACTGGAAAAAGCAAGTCATTTTGAAGATGGTCAAAAAGTTCAATGTTTTGGCAGAACGCTGTCTTAGCATTGGGCATAACTTACTTATTACAGCCATAAAATGGCACATATCCAACAAAAACAAAATTAACCAAACAATAACATGGTACAACAAACAACAATTAGCATGACATTTACAGAATATCTTTGTAAGGCGCATAATTTAGACCACAAAACAGAATTAGCGAATTACAGAAACTACATACCTAAATCAGACCTGAAGCAAATAATGGTAAATACCTTATTTGAAAGATTTAGAACAACTGAACATAAATTGATAGGCAAAACAAGGGAAAGAGATATAGTCATGCAACGCCACGCAATAATGTACTTTCTTTATAAGTCGAAAAGATATACATTAAATGAAGTTGGGCTTATGTTTGGCGGTAAAAATCACGCTACAATTTTGCACGCAATTAGGAAAGTAGAAGATTATTTGTCTTACAAAGACCCTCAATTCATGCCTTATTATGAAGCTATAAAATCAGCTTATGATGAATGTGGCAAAATAGGTTAAAATGTGTAAAACTGATTAATACAATTGTATTAAATAAGTAATACATTTGAATTATGGAAGAATTTAAATTAGTAGAGTACAAAGGCCACGTCTGGGATGTGTCTAATTTAGGGAATGTTAAATATAAAAATGGTAAGGCATTAAGAAAGCAGTTTAAAAACAGTAGCGGTTACCAAAGTTTTTCATTTCATAACATTATTATAATTGTTCATAGATTAGTTGCGCTTGCATTTGTTGAAAATCCACATGGCAAAAAATTCGTTAATCACATAAATGGTATAAAAGAAGATAATAGGGCTGATAATCTTGAATGGGTTACAAAGTCAGAAAACGAACTACATAGTACTAGGGTATTAGGCAATAAAAGAAATATTGACGGTTTAAAAAAATATTGGGAAAACCCTATAAATAAAAAGAAAGTTAATCTATATGATTTAAATATGAATTTTATAAAATCATTTGATAGTTGTAAGGAATGTGCCAATTATTTAGGGATAAGTCAAAGTTCTATAAACAACCATTTAAAAGGTAGGACAATTAAAGCGGGAAACCACATAGTAAAATACCATGAAATTAACCAAGAAAAAAAAGATGTTAATTGCATCCGCTGCTATTCGTGATATTCAGATTCTAAGTCTTTCAATCCTTCAATACAAGTCTATTGCCAGCGAATTAAAACCACTTATAAGAGATGAATTTAACGAAGATGTATCGAAGGCTATCTTTAATATATTCGCTAATTCAAATCTACTTAATTCGAAACTCAATGAAATCTATTCAAGGGATAAACAAGCTAATCAATACTTGCAAGATGCAGATGGATTAACCCACTTAGAAGAAATGTCAACACAAGTTCTTGAAAAAATGAATGAAGTAATTGCAAATTACAAAGTTTAAACTTATTATTGAAAACCAAACAATTTAAAAAATGATACAAACTTATGAGGAGTTTTTAGACTCCAAACGCCACACAATAGGTGAATTTGGTTTTGAACCTAATTTTATTCCTGACATTGCTTTTGACTTTCAAAAACACATCATTGAAAAGTCTATTAAAAAGGGTCGTATTGCAAACTTTGTCGACACTGGTTTAGGCAAAACATTAATTCAACTTTCAATAGCTAAAAATATCATTCAACACACTAATAAAAAGGTATTAATACTTACACCTTTAGCAGTTGCGTTTCAATTTATTTTAGAAGCTGAGAAAATAGGAGTTGATGATATTGAATACTGCAAAGACGGAAAGCACACAAAAAAAATAGTTATCTGCAATTATGAGCGTTTACATTATTTTGATAGTTCAGATTTTGTAGGAGTTATTCTCGATGAAAGTTCAATCCTAAAAAACTTTGACGGGAAAATAAAATGGAATGTAACAGAATTTGTAAAGAAAATACCATACAGATTTTTAAGCACAGCCACCCCAGCACCAAATGATTATATTGAATTTGGTACAAGTAGCGAAGCATTAGGCTATTTGCCTTATATGGATATGATAACAAGGTTTTTCGCAAACAACGAGAATAACATAAGGCCTCAAGATATTGGTACAAAATGGTATTTAAAACCTCATGCAAAGAATGACTTTTTTAGTTGGTTAAATCAATGGAGTTTATCAATAAAAAAGCCGTCTGATTTAGGATTTGATGATACAAGATACTTTTTACCGAAACTAAATGAAAATATACACTACGTTAAAAATAATTCAAATTGGGTTATTGAGGGGCAAATGAAACTTTATAACGGACTTGCAAAAACAATGAGCGAAGTTAGAGAGGAACAAAAGCAAACAATAAAAGAAAGATGTGAAAAGGCTTTTGAATTAGCAAAAGATAAGACCTCAGTTTATTGGTGCAATTTTAATGATGAAGGTGATCTGCTTGATGAAATGGATAGCGAAGCGATACAGCTAAAAGGGGGCATGACACTTGAAAAGAAAGAGGAAATCTTATTAGCTTTTGCAAATGGTCAAATTAAGCGATTAATAACTAAGCCAAAAATTAGTTCATTCGGATTAAATTGGCAGCATTGCAATCATTCAGTTTACTTTCCAACATGGAGTTATGAACAATATTACCAAGCTGTTAGAAGGTTTTGGAGATTTGGTCAAAAAAGCGAAGTAAATATAGAATTAGTTTTATCCGATGGTCAGAAAAGAGTTATTGACACTTTGCTATACAAGACAAATAAAGCTATTGAGTTCAATCAATTGATTCAAAAAAACATTAATACAGCCGTTGACTTATCAACAAAAGAATTTACAAAACCAATTACAAAACCAAACTTTTTATAACATGAAAAATCTAATCAAAGACGAAACAATTACAGACAATTACGCAATTTACAACGGAGATTGTATAGACGTATTGAACACCATTCCTGATGATAGCGTTGACTTATCAATTTATTCACCACCATTTGCAGGACTTTACAACTATTCAAGTTCCGAAAGGGATTTTAGTAACTGCAACACAAAAGAAGATTTCCTAAAACAATATGAATACTTAGTTAAGGAAATGGCTAGAGTAACTAAATCAGGTAGAATAAATGCGATTCATTGTCAAGATATTCTAACAGATACAACTAAGCACATTTTGTATGATTTCCCTCATGATATTATTGAACTTCATAAAAAATACGGATTTAGTTTTCATAATCGAATTACCATTTGGAAAGAGCCTTTAGAAGTTAGGATGCGTACAATGGTTAGAAGTTTGATGCACAAAAATATTGCGGAGGATTCAACTATGTGTTTTACTGCAATTCCTGATTACGTTTTAATCTTTAAAAAGATTGGAGAAAATAAAACCAAAGTAACAAACCCAAAAGGATTTAAAAGATATTACGGAGAAACTCCATTATTGCCAGCGATGGAGAAAAAATACGGTAAATGGGAACATATCGTGTCAAAACATAAAGACGATAACAACCTTGATGATAATCATTTGACAAATAAATTAAGTCAAATCATTTGGCAAAGATACGCTTCAAGCGTTTGGGACGATATTAGGAACGACAATGTATTACCTTTCCACGATAGCCGAGAAGAAGATGATGAAAAGCACGTTCACCCGCTTCAATTAGATGTTATTGATAGGTTAGTTGAATTATATTCTAATCCTGATGAAGTTGTACTAACTCCTTTCATGGGTGTAGGTAGTGAAGTATTTAGTCCCGTATCATTAGGGCGTAAAGCAATCGGAATTGAGTTAAAAGATTCTTATTACAAGCAAGCTATTCTAAATTTAAAAGAAGCTAAAACAAGATTTGCGGCTCAAGATTTACAAACATCATTATTCTAACCATGAGAAACACACAAAAACAAGCTATTATTAAGCTATTAAAAAAGAGGTATGTAAGCACTTGGGACGCATTCGAATTATTAGGATGCACTAAGTTAGGAACAAGAGTAAGTGAGTTGATACAATCTGGCAAGTACGAAATTTCGAAGCGTGATAAAAAGGTGACTACTCGATACGGTGCTAAAGTTGTAGTAAAGCAATACAAGATTTTAAAAGAGTATGAAGTCAAAAAAGTGTAAAATCTGCAAGGAAAGTTTTGAAGCTAAAAATAGTTTGCAGGTAGTTTGTAAAAGTGAGTGCGCTATCGAATATGGGCGCAT